GGCGACCATGTTGAACAGAAGGGTTCGTATGTATCTCCGGAATCATTACGTTTCGACTTCTCTCACTTCCAGAAGGTGACCGACGAAGAGATCCGAACTGTTGAAAAGCTGGTGTCGGAAAAGATCCGTTCCAACTTCTCGTTGGAGGAACACCGTTCCATGCCGATTGCTCAGGCCAGAGAAATGGGAGCCATGGCATTGTTCGGCGAAAAGTATGGCGACGAAGTGCGTGTGGTTAAGTACGGAAGTTCGGTGGAACTTTGCGGTGGAACCCACATCCCGGCCACCGGAATGATCGGTGCGTTTCGTATCGTAGCCGAAAGCTCTATTGCAGCCGGCGTACGTCGTATTGAAGCCGTTACTGCCCAGGGAGCCGAAAACTACTTGTATGCTCAACAAGATTTAATCCGCGAATTGCGCGGCATGATGAATAACATTCCGAACCTGGCACAGGCTATTAAGAAAACAATCGAAGAAAGTTCTGAACTTAAGAAACAGGTTGGCGAATTCCTGAAAGAAAAGGCGGTTGAACTTAAAAAACGTCTTATCGATGAAGCCCCTGAAAAACTAGGTGTAAAGGTGATTGTATTCCGTGGAGGCGGAAGTTCTGAAATAATGAAAGATGTGGCATTCCAGATTCGTGGCGAGGTAAAGGGTAAATTCCTGTTTGTTGCCGGTGTGGACGAAGGTGCTAAATGCCAGCTTCAGGTGATGATAAGCGACGAGTTGGTTGCCGAAGGACTTGATGCAAGCAAGCTGATCAAATCGGGAGCCCAATTCATCAAAGGTGGTGGCGGCGGTCAGCCTCACTATGCTACGGCCGGAGGAAAGGATGTTAACGGACTGTCTGATGCAGTGAATGCCATTGTAGAAGCAGCCGGATTAAATTAAGAACTATGGCGGCTCAGAACGTAATTATATGTAAGAACTTACAGTCGGAGTTACAGAATTTTCTCCAGTCTGTAAAGTATGACAAACTATTCGTGCTTACAGATTCCAATACATTGGAACTCTGTTTGCCGATGCTGAAGGAGGTTCCCCAATTGCAGGGAGCGCCGGTCATTACGGTAGAGGCCGGAGATACTAATAAAAATATTGAACAGGTAACAGCAATCTGGATGCGCCTTTGCAACGAAGGTGCATCCAGAAACTCGCTGCTGTTAAATGTGGGAGGCGGCATGATCACCGATATGGGTGGTTTTGTGGCTGCTACATTTAAACGCGGGATACATTCTGTAAATGTGCCAACTACACTGATGGCTTCCGTGGATGCTGCAGTAGGAGGGAAGACCGGTATAAATTTTAACGGACTTAAAAACGAGATAGGCTCTTTTTATCCTCCGTTGTGCGTGCTGATCGATTCGTCTTTTCTGAAGACGTTAGACCGGGACAACCTGCTTTCGGGTTATGCCGAGATGGTGAAGCATGCATTAATTAGCAACATGGAAACGTATCGTGCCATCCTTTCATTTGATCTGGACCGGGTAGATTATACGCTGCTGAATCAGATGGTAGCTCAATCTGTAGCTGTAAAAGAGCGGATTGTGGAGGAAGATCCTAAAGAGATGGGCATACGCAAGGCCCTGAATCTGGGACATACCGTTGGTCACGCTTACGAAAGTTTATCTTTCAGAAAGGGAAGACCCGTATTGCACGGACATGCCGTTGCCGCCGGTTTGGTAAGCGAGCTATATCTGTCTTACAAAAAGTGTGGTTTCCCCATGGAAATCCTATCGCAGGTGGTATATTATCTGAAGAAATATTATCCCCCGTTTTTCTTTAATTGCGACGATTACGAGGCTTTGTACGAGCTTATGACGCACGATAAGAAAAACGAAGGAGGTATTATTAATTTCACCCTGCTTTCTCAAGTAGGTGAGGTTCAGATCAATCAATCGGTAACAAAAGAAAAAGTACTTGAGTCGTTCGATTTTTACCGCGAAAGTTTTGGCATTTAATAAAAAACCACTACTTTTGCACCCGTAAAGATTACTCGGGGTGTAGCTCAGCCCGGTTAGAGTACGCGTCTGGGGGGCGCGTGGTCGGACGTTCGAATCGTCTCACCCCGACTAACTGATAATTAAGCACTTACATTAAATTGTAGGTGCTTTTTTTGTTTTTTATATGTGTTAAATAGCATGCTTATTGTTGTTTTTTAGTGCTTTTTAGCCTATATTTGAGTGCAAATTTTATGCAAAAATGCAAATTTCGTGCAAATTATGGCGACATTAAGACTCTATTTTGATACAAGACGTGCAAAGCAAGACGGGACATTTCCAATAAAGATTATTGTAAATCATAATGCTGCAATAATCTTTTCGACAGGTGTGTCGGCTACAGAAGATCAGTGGACTGGAAGTGAATTGAATAAAAAGGCTGAAAACTATAAAACTAAGAATTCGATAATACGCGATAGATATTATAAAATAGAGTCAATCTTATTATCACTTGAACGAAATTCTTCCATTAAAAACATGAGTGATAAAAAACTAAAAGATAAAATTGAAGAGTCAATTAAAGGCAAGAAAGAAAAATCATTTATTGAAATTCACGACTCATTTGTAAATATAAAGCAAAATAAAAGAACGAAAGAAATTTACACTTCTACCAGGAACAAGATAACAGCCATAGATCCAGATGTTACATTTATGGAAATGGATATAAATTGGCTACATGAGTTTGATAATTCAATGCTGGATGATGGCCTTAGCATAAATGCCAGGGCTATCCATATGCGGAATATCCGGGCAGTGTTTAATTATGCCATAGACAATGATATAATAGACTTGAATGTTTACCCATTCCGAAAATTTAAGATCAAAAAACAACAAACACCTAAAAGATCTTTGTCCGATGAGCAATTGAAGCTGATCCGGGATTACAACGGCCCATTTAAAGAATATGCCGACTTCTTTATGTTGTCATTCTACCTTATAGGAATTAATATTATTGACATTCTTCATGTTAAAGATATTGTAAATGGAAGAATAGAATACCATAGAGCAAAAACGGGCCGTTTTTATACGATAGAAGTATCAGAGGAAGCAAGACAGATTATAAACGCTCACAGAGGCTCTGAGTACCTTTTAAAATGGAGAGAAAGATATACAGATTACACAGGATTTAAATTCCGTGTTAATTTGAACTTGAAGAAACTAACGTTTAAACGTAATAATGCAACTCAAACAATCTGTGAAGATCTTACAACATATTATGCCCGGCATACATGGGCAACAATTGCCGCAAGGCTTGATATCCCAAAAGAAACAATTTCTGCAGCATTAGGACATGGAGGAAATACGGTTACGGATGTGTATATTGACTTTGATATGAAAAAGGTTGATGAAGCAAACAGGAAGGTAATTGATTATGTAAAAATGCTGTGATTCTAATAAATCACAGCATTTTTAATTTTTATTCATTTGGTTCAATATTTGGCACAGGTAAATCGCAAGGAATAGTCAGCTCATTAAACTCGATAGGACTATCGGTATTGTATTCATAGCTCGGCTGCTGTTGATCACAGTATATGTAATCAAAGCTTGCTGTTTCTTTGTTTTCTTGTTCCATTATTTATAAATTTAATTGAAGTTTTTATTTTTTTTAAATATCCTTTTGGTACTGGTAAATCTGGTGTATCACATATAGATCCAACACATCTCGTATTTACTTTAACATATTTGACTTTATATATACACCTTCCAGAAACAGTTATTTTAATTATTTTTCTTCTTATCTTTGTTACACCTAAATTTTGCGGCGCTTGTATTTTATTTATCATAATGTGTTATCTTGTATGTTATATAATTCACTTAGGTATTTTATGCATTTTTCTTTTGCTTTTTCATTTCTAGGTTTATTTATTTTACCAAATATGTCTGATATTGTCTGTTGAGTATTAAATATATCTTTATTTATTAATGTGTATTTATCGTTGTATCTTAAGTAATTTGAATTGTCTTTTTTGATCGAGTCAAAAATGGATTGAATCATATCAAATTGATTTGAGTTCTCTGCAATTGATTCTTTTAGTTTTTGAATCTTTTCTTTATCCATAAAAAAATATGACAATTTAAACTTGTCTGTATTTGATAGTAGGTATCCTACGAATGCCAGAAAAAATGGAATTGCATCTTCCAAAAAAACATTTAAATAAAATTTTATAGCAAACCCTGTAGCTCCTCCCAGCAAAGTAATAAAACTTTGATATAATTTATTTTTAGTATTTTCACAATCAATCAACATTTGAGAATAGTAATAATCTGTTTTTATCTGCTTCATTTGAATCCAAATTTTACTTCGGAGTATTTCTGCTTGATTCATAATATAATACTCTAATGATTATATACTTATGGTTTGATTTAATTATTGACAACCTGATTGCTAAATATTATCTGGGCCAAAGTATTCTGATAACTTTCTTCCTTCTGCATCTTCAATTCTTTCCTTATTTACCCAGTAACTTGATATTCGACCTTGACTATCTACTTCAGCAACGTAGTTTGAATTTGCACTTTCTAAATCTTTGCAACGAGTCCATTCCTTATTCATTACGTTTAAACAGAATAATGTTTTGCTTTCTTCTTTCATAATAATAATTTTTTGTGGTTTGTATATAGTAATTATTGTTTGCTTATTTTTCTACAAATCTAAAATCAAATACTGGAAGATACGCGCCTGATCCTGATTGAGCATTATAATAAAAACAGTATTCACCTGGATCAATATTCCCTTTAATAGACACCTTGTATATTCCTTCATTAATTTTAACAACATCAATCGAAGCATCTATATTATCCATTACTCCTAATTCAGTTCCTGAATATATATTTACCTTTCCTGTTTCCAGCTCTCTTTTGTTGTTTTTTACTTTAAATTTAGCTAAAGCAAAATCGCTAGGAGAAGATGAATTTATAAACATAAAGTATTTGTTAATGTTTTCTATACCTGGATTTTTTGAAAAATAAAAATAAAATTCAGTATCAACATTTGCCAAATTTTGAGAGTATTCTCCATCAAAAATTAATTTAATCTTTGAGGATGCAATTCCCATAGTTAATGCAGAACCTAAAGTATTTGTTTTAAATCTAGAATACTTAATAGGCTCTATCTTTGATGTAATAAATCCATTTTTAGCATATATGCCTATGCTATCATTTTGGCTGTATGCTTGAATATTAATAGCTGAAAGAAAAACAATAAATAAAAATAATAATTTCATAATTTAAATATAAGGTGATTGTATATAATCTAAAAACGTTTTACGCTGCCTAATACTTTATAAACTCTTTGAATAATTGATTTTGGAATTTCTTGTGGTTTATAATTTCCATTTACAGGTATCAAAGTATAAAAGCCTTCTTTGTCTGATTTTGATACTCTTTTAACTGTCCTAAATTCTTCTGTTACTAACCCATACACTTCATCAAGAAGAATAAATTCTCTCCATGATTTTACTTCCTGCATTGCTATAATGTCTCCATGCGTGATTGCAGGCTCCATCGAATGCCCTGTAATATTACACCAAACAACCCCAGGTTTATTATAAGGTTCAAAGTCTATGTAATAATCAGGGTTAATAGTCTGATCATTTATCATAATTTCAAAACCTCCTATAAAATCTACATTGTAATAAGGTGATCCTTTTGTCTCGTAATTTACTAGTGCAAATTTTTCCTTATTCATGTTTCCAGTTCCTTTTAACAACCATTCAATGTTGATTGACGGAAATGCGTCTGTTATTTTTTGTATTTGTTCAAAACTTGGGTTTGTTTGCTTTTCAAACATTGATTTAATAGTTGTTCTTGGAACATTTACAATTTTTGAAAACGAATTAATGTTAAGTTTTTCTCTTTCAATTATTAAGTTAATGCGTTCTAATATAGACTTTTCCATGATTTTGTTATTTAGATTGTTTCTAAAATGACGTAAATGCGCCATTTTGATCATTAATATTTTGCAGATAAGACGTAAATACGCCATATTTGCACTGTGTAACTAAGTAACTAACGTTAGAGGGCTTTAAAAAGGGATCGCAATCCCTTATCAATTTCTATCGTGGCGAATGTAAACACAATTTAATTAATGTCAAAAATAATTGAGTTATAAATAACTAATAAAAATGGGAAAAGTAACAACATCTGAAATCAGAGCAATACCACCAGGTGGTAAGAGAACATTTTCGGTTGATACGGCAAAAGATTGCTTCACTGCCGTTACGCTGGCCTATCAGCTGACTAGTAAAGAAAAGGAGAGAGGAATTCGCTACAAATGCAAGAAAAATGTAATAAAGCGAGAAGTAGAAATTGAAGCTATTAAAATTAAGGAGGATTAAACATGGCACGTCCTAGAAAAACAGTAAAGGTTGAAGCTATCGAAAAAAGGTGGCTAAATAAGCAGGAAGCTCTCGCCTATTTAGGTTGTGGTGAAAGGTATCTAGCAAAGTTGCGTGATGAAGCTAAAGTTTCTTTTTCTCGCGATGGGAAAATGATTTGGTATGACTTGAGAAGTTTGGATCTATTTATTTCTAGAAACAAGGTGGTATGAAAAAATCGAAAAAACCATTTGGAAAGAAAATTATGATGTCTATATGCATGGTTATTTGCATTGTGTTTATAGCATCATCTATCGGTGATTTACGGCACCTCCCGGCGCTATCTCTTTACTCTCTGTTTACTGCTGGAGTTTATAAATTTTGGTAACGTTTAAACGGTAATATTATGACTAGAGAAGAATGGTTAAATAAAGCGGTTGACGAATTAAGGCCGCTATTCAAGCCAGATTATACTGTTCCTGAAGTACGAATTTCTATAGGATTTCCTCCTAAAGGTGGATTATCAAAAAGAAGAGTGCTTGGTGTTTGCTGGAAAGCTGAATGCGCTACAGACAGAATTGTGCAGATATATATAAATCCAACCATTGTGGAAGTAGGAGGCGCACAGGGTGTGCTTTCGGTAGTTGCACATGAATTAGTACATGCATGTGGTATTTCTGGACATGGAAAAGAATTTGCAAAATGTGGTAATCATATTGGGCTTGAAGGTAAAATGAGTAGCAGTGTAGCTGGGCCTTTATTGCTATCTAATATTGATGCTATTGAAAAGAAATTAGGAAAATTTCCGCATGCACCACTTGTTCCAACCGCTAATCTTTCAGGGCTAAAACCGGACAAATGTAGGATGTATAAATGTGAATGCAGCCAATGCGGTTATACCGTACGTGTTTCGGCAAAATGGATTGAAGTGGCAACACCAAAGTGCCCGGTATGTGATGAAGAACTATCAAAAGAACAAAAGTGATATGAGAGAGGCAGTATATTTTTCGCATGATAGTAATGCAAAGGATGATCCTAAATGCATGCTTCTTATTGACCAGTTAGGTCTAGAAGGGTATGGAGCATTTTGGATTCTAGTTGAGATATTGAGGGAACAGCCAGGGTATCGTTGCCCTATCAGCTTACTCCCAATTTTAGCAAAGAGATACAATATTACGGCTGCAAAGCTTGAAACAGTAGTGAGGTCGTTCGGTTTATTCGTGATCGCAGAAGATAGTTTTTTCTTCTCAAATTCTTTGAATAAAAGAATGAGTGTAATGTGTGAAAAGTCTGATAGAAGAAAGGCAGCCGCTTTAAAAGCTGGCTTAAAATCTGGAGAAGTTAGAAGGCTTAAAGCAATGTCAAACAGTAGTTTGAACGAACGTTCAACGAACGTTCAACATGAGTTGAACGAAAATGAACAAAAAGAAAAGAAAAGAAATGAAATTAAAGAAGATGTATATACTGGAAAAGCTACCGCTTTTATTCCTCCTACCGTAGGAGAAGTGCAATCTTATTGTAGCGAAAGAAATAATAAAATAGATGCCGCCTATTTTGTTGACTTCTATGCATCCAAAGGCTGGATGGTTGGAAAAAATAAAATGAAGGATTGGCAAGCCGCGGTGAGAACCTGGGAAAGAACAGAAAATACTAACATTAAAACTTCAAACAGAAATGAGCAAACAGAGAATCAAAGCAGGAGATACAAGCAGCTATAGCCTTCCTCACAACATTGCTGCCGAAAAAGCTGTAATTGGCATGCTTATTATGGAGTCTACAGCGATCAATGAAGTGATGTCTATCCTTGAACCAGATATGTTTTATGATGCTAATTTATCAACACTCTATGCAGCTGTAAGGTCAATTACGGATAGAGGCGATAAAATAGATATGTTGTCTGTAACGAGGGAGTTGATTCGTATTGGTAAGCTGGAAGATATAGGAGGCCCTTATTTAATTAGTGAGCTTACAATGAATGTTGCATCTTCTACTAATATTGCGGATCACGCAAAATACATCCACCAACTTTATTTGGCAAGAAAACTTGCTGTTACCGGACAGGCAATTACGGCAAAAGCGCTTGATCAGACTAACGACATTGAAGAAGTGATAGCTGAATCATTGAAAGAAGTAGAAAATGTAGCATCCGGAACTTGCTATAATGTTAATTCAATTTCATTGGTAGATGCTGCGATCAGAGCTGTTGAACGATACCAGGAGCGTGAAAATATGGTTAGGAGAGGTGAAAAAATTGGAGTTCCAACTGGACTTGATAAATTGGATAAGTGTACTGGAGGTTGGAAACCACAGGAAGTTATTATTGTTGCTGCACGTCCTGGTATGGGTAAAACGGCTTTTATGCTTCACATGGCAAAAACAGCAGCAGCTCATTTTGTCCCTGTATTAATCTTCACATTGGAAATGTCTTCTGATTCACTGTCTGATAGATTTATGTTGTCGGAAATGTCTGTAATTCCAGATAGATACAAGAATGGGTATTTAAGTAACGAAGAAAAGCCAATCATGTGTAATGCAGCTGACCGATTATCTTCTCTTCCAATCATCATAGACGAAACTGCAGGAATTTCAGTACAGCAAATTAAAGCCAGGGCTAAAAATATGCAGAGGAAGGGTAAATGCGGACTTATTATGATTGACTATTTGCAGTTGATAGAGGTGGCTGGAAACCAAAGCTACACTAGAGAAAATGAGGTAAGTCAAATTAGCAAGTCAATAAAGCGAATGGCTAAGGATCTTAATGTTCCTGTTGTTGTATTGTCGCAATTGTCACGAAAGATTGAGGAAAGACAGGATAAAACACCGGTACTTGCTGATTTAAGAGAGTCTGGTTCTTTGGAGCAGGATGCAGATGTTGTATTATTTATTAGCCGTCCTGAGTACTATGATAATACCAAAGAAAAGGGTAAAGGTATTATGAGGCTGGCAAAGCAACGCAACGGAGTAACAGGTGATTTTCCATTTGTCTATAATGAAAATCTTACTCGATTTGGGGATGAAGGAGATATGTTAGGATTACCTTTTTAAATTAATTAATCATGAATTTTAGTACTGTAAAAATAGGAAAAATATTTGCCGTGAACGGAGTAACATACATAGCAAAGCAATGTAAGGAAGGAATATCCTGTGGTGATGAAAGATCTGTTTGCGCTGCAAAAAAAGGAAATGGAGTTGTAAAATGCTTATCCCTACCAATGTGTACGACTAAGCGAGTAGAAATGTTTTTCGTTGAATGCGACAAAGATGGCAACGAGACCAGGTAAACGGGTAAGGCTTTACGGTGTTGCAACAAATACCGAAAAGCAGCCGAATGGATATGTAAGAAAAAGGTCTGATGATCTTTATCATACATACCGATGGACGAAGGAAAGCCTGGCTTTTAGATTTTCGAATCCTCTTTGTAAAGAATGCGAAAGATCCGGGATTATTAAAGCTTCTGAGGTTGTAGATCACATTGTCCCATACCCTGTGTGTAAAGATTTTTGGGATCAATCCAATTGGCAGGCGCTATGCAACAGATGCAACGCTGATAAAGGGAATAGAGATAAAAGAATAATTAATAAATATAAACAGAATCATGGCTAAAGTTTTAATTTCAAAATCAAACAAAGAGGACATTGCTCTTACAGAACGGTTCCTGGAAGTTTCGGAATTTCTACTTACAGGGGGTAGAATTGAAAGTCTTGATATCAATGATCCTATCAGAGTATTGTATAATAAAATTGTTTGGGATGCTGACTTTATTGTCGATCCAAAAGCTTCTGATGTTGAAATCAGGTATCAAATTATGCAGTATGTATTTACAGGATGCACCGGCCGGTGGATGAAGGTAATAAATACTGCCTCTGTGATGGAGTCTGAGATATGTGATCCGGATAAAAGCTATCTGTCTTTCCGTCCAGAAATAGCCAGGGAGCTTGAATCTCTAATGATGGGGGAATAGGCATGTTTATCTATATTTTAATTGCAGTTCTGTTTGCCTTATTGGTTGTAATTGTCCTGCTCCTGTCAAGGGAGTTAAAGATTTCAAAGCGTATGAAGCGCGATGCATTAGTAAGATATAAGATGTTTAAACGTAATAATAATTGAATTATGGAAGTAAAATCACAAACACAGCAAATTTATGAACACCTGAGAGATGGTGGTACATTGACTCCTCTTGAGGCTTTAAATATGTTCGGATGCTTTAGATTATCCGGTCGGATGCATGACCTTAGAACTGCCGGCATCGATGTAAAGACTGAGATTGTACAAATAAATGGCAAAAATGTGGCTAAATACTCACTTGATTAAATTTGTCTATTATGAAAAAATGCATTAAGAAGATTGTAAAATCTATTATTGATTGGTTTGAATGGATGTCTTATCCGGAATGCCCGGAATGCGGTGGATCATTACACCTTAGTAACGAAGGAGATAAAACAGTAGTAACCTGTGATACATGTAAAATTAAATATACAATAGAGGAGTAATCATATGGAATCATTTAAGAAAGTTATTCGGGAATACCTGGAGCAAAGAGCACAGCAAGATGCACTGTTTGCCACTACATACAGTAAGCCAAATAAGACAATTGACGGTTGCTGTAATTACATTCTGAAAGAGGCTAGAAAGAAAGGAAATGCGGTGTGCATGAAAGATGAAGAGGTGTACGGGTTGGCCGTACACTATTACGATAAAGATAGTATCAAGGATGTGAAGACTGTTAGCAATACTGCTGTTGCTGTATCTTCTCCTAAGTCAACTAATCCATCTCCTGTGATGAATGTTGTAAGAAATAAAAAAGCCGACGATAGCCGGCAAATGTCACTCTTTTAAACAGCACAGCTATGAAGCCTAAAACGAAAATACAAAAAAGGGTGGCTGAGCTTATGAGCTTTGGCATGGGTATGACTAAGAAGCAATACGAATTTGCCAAGAATGAGGTTTTCCAACCTATTGGATATCGTAAGAAGAATGGTATTACATGTATGGAATGTGGTAACTATTTTGATGATCAATCCGATGAAAACAAAATGACCTGTCCCAGTTGCGGAACTGAAATTGTCGTTAAAGCGTCTATGAAAAGAACCTACAATGATAGCTGCTTTATCTCCATTGTCACAACATTACGCGAATTTCAGCTAATAAAATACTTTCGTGTATCTAAGGATTGTAAGGCAGGAAGAGTACATTATTTTGATTGCTATGAAGTGTTCCAGAATTGGATTATGGGTGATGGACAGATAGCTGTTGTAGCAAGGCCAAGGCTTATGAATTCAGCGTATATAAGTAATCCTTTCTCGCATGGAGAAATGGCAATAAGAAATTATTGTGCAGACGTTCACGATGTGCATTCGATGAAAATGATTTATGAAGATGCTCTTCCTGAATTCCGTAAGATTGGTTTTGACAGAGCGATTGATGACATATATCCTGTTGGACTAATTAAAAGATTGATCAATTGGACGCGTGCTGAAACACTAATAAAAGCAAATCAATTAGACCTGTTAAGACTATACATTAATGGATATGCAAATAGGGCTGAACAATACTGGAATTCGATCAAGATATGCATTCGTAATAATTACATAGTTGATGACGCAACGCTTTATGTTGATTATTTAGATCTTCTGCAGCGATATGGAAAGGATCTTCGTAACGCACACTACGTATGCCCGAATAACTTACACGAAGCTCACAGCATCTATGTAGCGAAAAAGAACAGGGATGATGAAAAGCTACGTAAGAAACGTGATGCTGAAATGTTACTCAAACAAAAAGAACAGGAAAAGGCATTTCTTGATCGTATTTCAAAGTTTGAAAATCTGACCATCACAGACAACAAGATTGTTATTGCACCTCTAAAATCTCTTGAGGAGTTTATGCAAGAGGGACAGGCAATGCATCACTGTGTATTTTCAAACGAATATTGGAAGAGGCCGGATTGCCTTATCCTATCTGCAAAGATAGATAACCAACGAGTAGAAACCATTGAGGTAAATCTAAATAAATTCAATATAGTGCAATCAAGATCCAAATGCAACGGAATATCCGAACATCACGATAGGATTTTAAATCTAGTAAGAAAGAATATTAGGAACATTAAAAAATTAGCTACAGCATGATTATGAAAACAATACAAGTAACAGATGAAATATATAGTTTCCTTGAAAATTTATCAAAGGAAATAAAGTCTCAGGACAACCGTGGAACTGCATCTCCATATTTCTTCCAAGTTCAGGAGGATAAAGAGGTAGGCGTTCCAGAAGGATGTGGTGAGGAAGTATGGGTTTCTGATGGGGAAACTATTCTAAGGACTCAGGAAGAAGTAAAGGAGGCTGTTTTTGAATGGAAAGGATGGACTATTGGTCGTAAATCAGATGAAAATAAGTTCAAACAGCTTGATAGTTTCGACATTGATCGTATCATGGAAGAAAACTATAGGCAAGTAAATATTTCTGTAACTCAAGAGTATTCAAACTGCTTTTTGACATACAAGGCGTATAAGGAGCATGTTAGAGTAAATGGCCACAATTTAAATAACCCGAAATCATTCCTATTTCACGCCTACAGAAATACAGAGATGGAAATGTTATTTAAGTTTTTTAAAGAATCATTTTAAACATGGTTGAATATGGAGTCAATTGAAATTAGATTAAAGAAAATGGATGACGAACTAAAAAAAGACTCATTAAGATTTATTAATTTATATAATAGATTAGAAAATAATAATGGAGAAATAGATGTAAACGGTTTGTCAGACGAAGACATATTTGTCTCTATTGTGATAATGCTTAATATGTACGATAAGGCTCCTACGTCAAGAAGTTTTTCGAAATATGGCTGGAGTAAGTATAAGGTATTCTCTATTGCGAAAAAAGAGAAAAAATATATTAGCTCAGAGCCTTTGTTTAGCGAAGATACCGGATTGATTTGTGGAAGAGGTTATGTATTAAATTATGATATGTTCGATATCATAAGAGCAGAATTAAACCGAAAATTGCTCAAATTAGAACAAAGTTAATGATTAATAATAAAAAAAATTAAACCATGGGATATAAAACAAGAACTCCAAAAGATGCGCAACGCATAATGCAAATGCAGGTTGTTAAATTCAGCAACATAAGATGCATTGTAAGGATAGATAATAACGCGTATCTGACAGATGGAGAAGGTGATCCTCCTCGTACTCTTTTGAGAGAAAATGCGAAAGTATTTATAAACAGAACAGAAGCAGAAAAAGCCGTTTCGGAAGCTAGAAAAACACATCCTTTCAGGGACGTTACATACAGAATAGAAGACGAATCTAAACATAGTTGAACTAAATAATATGAAGATAGTAGTATCATTTTCGGGAGGGAAAGACTCCCAGGCATGCTTGATCCAGGCCGTTGAAAAATACGGATCTGATAAAGTTGAAGCTGTTTTTTGCGACACAGGATGGGAGCACCCGGCTACATATAGACACGTAGAAGATACGACCAGATTACTTAAAGTGAAACTGACTGTTCTTACTGGGAAATACTCTTTCGTCTCTTTAGCTAAGCACAAAAATAGATTTCCGTCTGTTAAGGCTCGATTCTGCACGGAAGAGCTTAAGATAAAACCAATGATAGATTGGGTGTTAAGTCGTACGGAAAGCCTTATTATTATACAAGGAATACGTAGCGGAGAAAGTAATGCTAGAGCTGCTATGGAGACGGAATGCATGTATTTTCAAAACTATTTTACGGCGATTAATGGAAAGAAGTATTCATACAGGAAAAAGGAAGTTCTTGAATGGTGCAAAAATTATGACGCTTCAATCCTTAGACCTATTAAAGATTGGAGTAGTCAGGATGTTATTGATTGTATTTTAAACCATAATCAACTTCCAAATCCATTGTATTACAGAGGGTTTAAAAGGGTTGGATGTTTCCCTTGTATTATGTGTAGATTAAAAGAAATTGAACTTATTTCAAGAGATCCGGATGAAGTTGAAAAGCTAATTAAAGCAGAAGAGTTTGTTGGATCATCTTTTTTCTCAACAGATACAATCCCTGAGCGATTTTACAAGGATAAGAATAAGCCCTGCGTACAAGATGTTATCAAGTATGTAACAGATAAAACGGCCACGCTAGATATGTTTGAACCAGAAGGCGGATACTCATGCATGAGCTTGTTTCATGGACTTTGCGAATAGTTCAAATACGAACATAGTAAACCGATCTATCCGGGCAATCCGGATAGATCACAATTGTAAGCATTATGAAGTTGATAGTATATTTTAGCCATGTTGGTAAAGCTGTCCGGATAATTGATGAAAAGGAAGCTTTAAACAGTTTTCTGAAAGAAACTGCTCAGGGTAATGTTTGGGATATTGATCCTGAATATGAGGAAAGAACAGTTAGTGAGATAAAGTATTATTTCGAAATGCATAATATTAAATATAAGCTGGAGGATTGATATGAGTAGCAAGAAGTGTGTTGTTGAAATATCTAGGCCATCATTTGGATGGATGTCAGAAACATTTTCTGTTGATGGATTCCGATGTGAAAGATGTTCCGGCCGTGGTTCTTTGCAAAAAGAGGTTGGAGTTGATCAGTTTGAAAGTAGCATTTGTTCGCGGTGTAATGGATCTGGAGTGTTGAAAGCGTTGGTAGAAATCAAATGGGTTCCTGGAGGGGATGCGGAATGAAGCAATTGTTTAGTAAGCTGAAGAAAGATTTTGTTGAGAACATTGATGTTCGTGAAAACAGCCGGGCTCTTTACCTTCGTATTCTAAACCAGTTCGGGACGTGGGTTGTGTTTACTAACAGAAACATTAAAGAGTTAAAGAGAGCTGATATCATTGAATATAAGTCTCATTTGCTGCGTGAAAGTAAGGCTGAGAATACGATCGACTCCTATCTTACTGTTGTAAGGAGGTTCTTTGAATGGTGTGAGGCTATTGGGGAGCATGAGAATATAGCGGCCGGTATTAAGTTGCATCATAAGCGGATAGGGTTTCGGAAAGGCCATCTGAGTACTCAAGAGATTACTAGGCTATTTGAAGTAATTGACAGAAGCACGATACATGGATTACGTGATTACGCTATCATCAACCTCATGTTACGTTCTGGTGTTCGGTGTGTTGAAGTTTCCAGGTTAAGAGTATGTGATATCTTTATATCTCCATCTCGTTGTAGCATCCTACTTCAAAGGAAAGGAGATAACTCGCGAACTGAGCGTCTAGGATTAACTATCAAAGCTCTTCAACCGGTACATGATTACCTACAGTATAGAGGTGCATCAAGTGAAGAGGAGCCGGTATTCTTAACACATTGTTCCACTTCCGATGCTGGCCTAACTCCTTCACGTATAAGTAAGATTGTTGTCGCTTACATGAAAGCAGCCGGTGTTTACTCAAGTACTAAAACAGCACACAGCCTACGACATACGGCGGCAGTTCAGGCAATCAAGAATAAAGTGCCAATCAAAGAAGTACAACTTATGTTGGGGCACAGAAGAGTTGAAACAACGGAGATCTATTTAAAGAGCGTGGACGACGAAATAAGGTTAGACAATCCTGCTGTTCGTGTGCTGGATGATGTGTTCTGAAATGGGGCTTAAACGGGCTCAAAACACATTCGAAATCGTTTTTAAAACAGTGTCTGGGTGTGTAATGCAATAGATTATTTACCAAAGTATAACAAGGTACTATGTAATGCAAAGTAAAAGGTGTGTTCAGTCTTTGAATGTTGTTTAATTGAGTCGTTATCAGTGTTTTAGCATTTGAGGGGAGGGGGGGTGCAATCTCTGTAGCCTCATTTCGCGAGACCACAGCCTAAACCTTCCGTGCGTACGTGCAAAATTGTGGAAATTGAATAAATATAAATAATAACGTTTAAACGAAAATATTATGTCAAAAGGTAGAAAGCCGATTCCGGATGAATTGAAGAAATTGAGGGGTACTGATCAGCCCTGCAGAATGTCAAACACAATTGAATATGCTGAAAAGATTACTGATATAAAAATGATCACATCGACTTCACGCCTTAAGCTGTTGCCAACTAAAAGGGCTAAGGATATTTTTAAGCAAAAAGCAAATCAGCTTATTTCCCTTGGAATATTAACCGTGTTGGATATTGAACACCTGGCTGTTTATGCCAATTCTCTTGATGTCCTGTTTTCGTGTATGGAAAATATGAGAAAAGAGGCCACTCCTAAGTATAATAAGATGGGTGAGCTTATTGGATATGTGCCAGATCCTTCAATTAACATGTATAGGCAAATGGTTGAGCATGTAAATCGTATAGGTGCCGAATTCGGTTTTACTCCGATATCTAGGCAAAAAATCAACTACCAGGAAGAGGAAAAGAAAAATCCATTTCAGTTATTAAAAGACTCCATCTAAAATGAAAAAATCTGAGATATATAAAAAAAAGGCTTTGTCTTACATTGACAGAGTTATAACCGGTGAGAGAATTGCCGGTGAACTTGAAATTAAAGCTGTTGAAAGGCATTTAAGAGATTTGGAAAATGCTACAGAAATGGGCCTGTATTTTGATGAAAAAGCAGCAAAGACAGCATTGGCATTTTTTACGTTTCTGCGACACTTCAAAGGCGAATGGGCCGGCAAAGAGTTTGAACTGGAAGATTGGCAGTGTTTTATTGTGTGGTGTGTGTTTGGTTGGAAAACAAAAGATGGTAAAAGGCGCTTCAACTATGCAGACGTGGAAGTTTCTCGTAAAAACGGGAAAACAACATTTGCTGCCGGGATTGCTCTTTATATGCTTGTGATGGATGGAGAACAAGGAGCTGAAGTTTACAGCGCTGCAGTTGATAAAGAACAGGCATCCATTTGTTGGAAAGCTGCAAAATCAATGGTTGAACTTTCTCCGGAACTTAGTGCGTATCTTAAAGTGTGGACTAGCTCTATAGCGATGGAATCTACCGGCTCAAGCTATAAAATGTTGAGTAAAGAAACTAAGAATAAAGACGGGCTGTCTCCTCATTGCGCAATTTGTGACGAAATGCACGCTTGGCCAACTGATGATATCTACAACTTAATTACATCCGGTATGGGTGCACGTCGGCAGCCGCTTGTTTTTTCAATTACTACTGCCGGATTCAACATGAGCTCACCGTATTACTCTATGAGAAGCCACTATATAGATATTCTAATGGGGATTAAGAAGGAAGAAAATACATTTGTAATTATATATTGCCCCGATAAGGATGATGATTGGAAAGATCCTAAAACTTGGTATAAAGCATCTCCAAACCTTGGAATTTCGGTATACATGGATTACATGGAAAAGGAGTTTGAACGTGCTATCAATAAAGGTGGGACTACTGAGGTTAACTTTAAGACAAAGAACCTTAACATGTGGGTTGATGCCCCAGATGTTTGGATTCAGGATGAAAAAGTACAGCGCTGCGATTACGGCACAACAGATGATGAACTGGAAGGACAGGAGTGTTATGGCGGCCTTGACTTGGCCTCTCACGTAGATATAAATTCTTTATGTCTTTATTTTCCGAATCTTGAAATTCCTGTTTTTAAATTTTTCTTCTGGATACCTGAAGGTAAAGTTTTGCAAAAAGAGGATAGGATAGATTACAGGCAGTGGAAAAATGATGGTTGGCTGAAAATAACACCCGGCGATGTGATTGATATTGATTACCTGGTGTCCGATATTACTCAGATATTACAAAAATACGATGTGCAAAATATTGCCTTTGACCCGGCAAAATCCTATCATGGAGTGATTCAGGGCCTACAGAAAGAGGGGTTTGATACAATTTTGGACGAATTCAGCCAATCCATGATGAACATGTCAGAACCTACTAAAAAAGTGGAAGCTGATGTTACTGCTGGTACTGTTGACTTGATGAAAAATCCGATTATCCGGTGGATGTTTCGTAATGTGGTTATCTATCGCGATGCTAACGACAATATAAAGCTTGATAAGCGTAAGAGCATTGAAAAGATTGACGGTGTGGTGGCGATGGCCAATGCCGTTGGTGGTTTTATGTCTGATGATGATGATTCTGCCTACAAATTTAACGGCATGAAATCAATAAATCTTCATAGCAAATAACGTTTAAACGGTAAATAAGGCTTGAATCTACTGGTATTTGGTATTTAAAAAGAGTAAAAAAGTTAATACAATAATCAAATTAGTTACAAATAATTAAATAAGCAAAAATAGTAGTAATTTGATAAAAATCAATAAGTATCAATAAGCATTAATAAGATATTTAACCAAAAATAAATAATTAACAACATGTAACAAAGCTCAAAAATAGCCTATTGACAACTCGTTTTATTGCAGCGAAATTTGTAAAAAAAAGGGCTATGCAGTTGAATATCTCATTAGAATTTAGAAATCCTTTCAAACGAGGTGAAAGAGCAGTACAAGAGCCACAAACTCCTCCAACTGAGGTAAAGTTTGACTCAATGACTCCTTTCCTTAACTCAGGATCTGCAATACACCCTACTGCCGCTTTAAAGTTTACTGCCGTTTTTGCCGCAATGAGGTTACGTGCTGAGAGCGTGGCTTCATTGCCAAAAATGGTTACTGAAGTAACACCTAAAGGCCGTGTTGATGCTAAAAATCACATTGTCTATAAATTATTGAAATATAAACCTAACGGTTGGATGAATGTGTTCAACTTTTGGGAATATCTTAATGCCTGCCTTGATGGATGGGGAAATTCATACTGTATAATTGTAAGATCAAATAATGGAAATCCTGCCGAACTTATCCCCATCCATCCTTCTTTAGTTTTTGTTGCTTTTTCTTCAGGTAGAAAGTGGTACCGGGTTTCCGGTAGTAAATATTTTGATGGAGTATACTCAGATGATGATATGCTTCACTTTTTCTCTATGTCGTTGGACGGAATAACCGGTATAAACCCAATTTCATACAATGCAGCTGCAATCAAATCTGGAATTTCTGCCACTAATTTTGGAAATGAATTTTTTGATAAGGGTGGAAACATCAAGGGCGTATTTGAAACCGATAAATTTTTGCAGTCAAAAGACTACAAAAACATAATGGATCATCTTCAAACCTATGGGAATCATGATACTCCTATCCTAGAAGGAGGATTAAAATACAAAGCTATTGGTATAGCTCCCGAAGCTGCTCAAATGCTTGAAACAAGAACATTTGCCTTGCAAGATATCGCCAGGATATTTAATATTCCTCCTCATTTGATCGCAGATCTTTCCAGGTCAACATTCTCAAATATAGAACATCAAGATATTCAGTTTGTGAAATATTCAATTAGGCCGGCCGTAAAGCGGTTTGAAACTGAGTTAGATAAAAAGCTTTTGTTCGATGATGAGATGGGAGTGATAGAAACCAAATTCAACCTTGACGGCCTCCTGCGTGGAGACATGAAAACAAGAGCTGAATTTTATAATCGTGGGATTCAATCCGGATGGCTATCTCGCAATGAAGTAAGGGAAATGGAGAACCGTAATAGCATTGATGGTCTGGACGATCTGCTTTATCCTGCAAATATGAATGTTGTCGGTAAAGAAACAGTTAAAAAATAATTTATATGGGAGTAGTAAGAGGTTTTTCTAAGGATGTAGAAAAAACAAGAACGATAGAATTTGTTTTTTCGGACGAAACAAAAGATACATACGGAACCGTTTTCAAGGCTGATGGATGGGATTTAGACAGATTTAACAAAAATGGCATTGCATTTTTTAATCATGCCTCCTATTCTTCCGATCCTAACATGGCAATTGGCTCAGGCAGGGCCTGGGTTGATGGAAAGGAATTAAGGGGCTCCATCACTTTTGAATCAAAAGATCTGAATCCGTTGGCTGAAACTGTTTTTCGCAAGTATCTGGCAGGTACGTATAAGGGTGTTTCAATTAGGTTTTGGCCTTTGGAAAGCGGAAAATATGGAGTAGGACAGGAGGCAGCAGACGGCGCGAATCCTACATACTACATTGGAAAGCGTGAGTTGGTAGAAATTTCATGCGTGCCTATTCCATCTAACAAGAATGCCCTTATTCGCTCAATTGGAGCAGAAAGCCTGCCTGAATTAAAAGAGGGTGAAGGGTATTATACTGAAGGTTTAGTTCGGCTTATTGAAGTTGATGAAAATCGCACAGGTGAAAATGATGTGCCTAAAGATAAAGGTGATTCTAACGATGAAGCGTATTCGCGAGCTATTGATAACGCGGTTCGCGCTTTAAATAACTATTAATTTACTAAATCATTACAAGATGTCAAGAAAAAGAAAAGATGTTCAGCGCGAACTGGATCAGAAGCTGCAGGAAATGCGATCGCTTAAAGATCAGAAAGATAAGGATGCCGAATTTCGCGCGGCCGTTTCATCGGTTGAAACTCTCACTGAAGAGTTGAACCAAATTAACATTGAAGATGCTGCAGCAAGAGCGATGGCTGCCAGCCAGATCTCGAACGATGTAAAAGAAAAAGCAAGACAATTTTCTTTTGCAAAGTTCTTTCGTGAGCTTGGAACCCAGGAAGGCCTTACTGGTGTAGAAGCAGAGATGGCTGCTTTAGCCAAAGAAGAGGCTTCTCGTTCCGGAATAAACCTAAAGGGTGTAGGTATTCCTGCAGCGGTATTATCAGAAAATCGTGTTTTTGCAGGAATGACTGCTGGAACTCCTGCCGATGGAGGATACACTATTGCAACTGCATTGCAATATCAAGAAGCTTTGAGAAACAAGCTTGTTTTGGTTGGCGTTGGTGCAAGAATGATCACTGGACTTGTTGGTAATATTTCCGTAACAGAAGGTGAAGCGATCTCTGTGAATTGGGAAGGTGAAAACACAACAACGGATGATGAAAAGAAATCATTTACGCAGCGTTCTTTGGCTCCAAAGCGCTGCAGTGTTAATGTTCCTATTTCAAAGCAGCTTATCAACCAATCCTCATGGGATGTTGAAAAGATGATTCTGGATGATATTTTAAATGCTCATGCAGAAGCTCTTGAAATCGCTGCTATTAACGGTAGCGGTGTTGGCCAGCCTAAGGGTATTTTGAATACAGACGGTATTGGATCTGTAGCTATTGGAGAAAACGGAGGAGCTGCCACATTCAAATCAATGGTTGATTTGGAGACAGCAATTTCTATTCGGAACGCAGACCTTGGTTCATTGGCTTATGTAACCAACAGTAAGGTACGTGGTGCTCTTAAAACGACTCTTAAAGCTAACGGAGTTGCCGGATATATCTGGGAAAAGGACGAAGTGAACGGATACAAGGCCGTTGCGTCAAACATTGTACCGGCAAATATCGCAAAGGGTACAGGAACCAACCTTTCTGCTGCCATTTTTGGAAATTTCAACGACCTTTTGATTTGTCAATGGGGAGGCCTTGATATCATTTCAGACCCGTTCTCATTAAAGAAGGATGGAGCAATTGAGATTACCTTGAATGCCTATCATGATGTGTTTGTTCGTAGAACTGCCAGCTTTGCTGCTATTAAAGATATCGTTGCCTAATGCGTGTAGAAATTACTAAATCCCGGCAAGGTCTAGGTTACTTTGCCGGTGATAAACCGGATCTTCCGGAAGAAACAGCAAAGGAATTGATTGATTCCGGTTATGCGAAATTATGTGATGAAAAAATGGAGTCTGATTTGCCAAAAGAACTTCCTGGCAGAGCTGCTCTAATTAAGGCCGGACTTTTCACGAAAGATCAGGTACTTGCTTCTAAGGAGTCTCTTGTAGATATTAAAGGAATTGGCGAAAAACTTGCCGGTGAAATTATCGAATTTTTAACGGCTTAACAGTATTTCTATGGTGTCAAATAATTGCCCGGTTTCTCTTGTGGAGTTGAAGCAGCATTTAAGGATATTAAGTGATGAAATGGATGATATGTTGACTATGTCCTTATTGGCTGCTGCAGCATATGTTGAGAATTTTACGTTGATTGATTTTTCTGTTGATTATGCCGATGTTGAGATACCTTATCCTTTGAAAGCTGCAATTTTGATGACAGCCGGGCGATTGTTTGAGAACCCAACAGACTCTGTATTTAATCTTCCAACTGCAGCTCAGCATTTGGCAAATCCTTACAAAAGATGGGACAGGATAAGACAATCGTAAAGGTTGGCCCCGGCCAATTTACTGATGTTATGACCTGGCTGGTCTATACGGAGGTGAAAAAACCTTCTGGGGCGATTGAAAAATCGTGGATTGATGGCAATAAGCTTTTTGCTTCTATTTTGGAAGATTCTCAAATTTCTGATGATGATAAGTATCAGGACATTAAACGTAGAAAGTTGGTATTTGTTACCTGGAATTCTACCGCTAAGGTAGGCAGTAGGGTTAAATACAACGGGCTTGTATATGTGGTTGATACTATAGTGTTGAAGAAACGCGGCTTGTATGCCGAATATACTTGTACGACTGGAAATGGAGATTAAGGTAATAGATATAGAGCGAATCAAGCATGTAGTTTCTCAGCTTGCTGATATTGATAAAGACATGGCCGTAAGATCCGGACTTGGTGCTGCAGGGAATGTATTTAGAGCAGGAGGTATAAGGAGGCTAAAATCTAGGTTATTAGGTAGTACTGCAAAGACAAAGAAAAGAGAACCTGGCAATCTAC